TGAATATGGAAAATGGTTTAAAGATATCGTTTCATTATGGGAAGATAAAATTGCAAAATTAGCGCCAGCATTAAAAATAAGTGTAGATAAAAATCATGTTTATTTTGATGGTGCTCCCGCATGGAAAACATTAAAAGCTCTTAAAAATCCAAATTATTCTCCAAAGGAACTTATTCAAACACTTGATAAATACAACGATTATAAAAGAGTAGTAAGATATTTTCAGAATTTAAAACAGACAAAAGCAATCAATAAAACATTTAACGTATCTTATGATGAATCAGGAGATGAGCCAAAGAAAATTATCGGAGGTTTAAAACAATTACATAAAAAGGGATACGTAACTGATGTATTTTTAATTCATCCAGAAAATGTTGCGTCAAATCTTATTCAAAATGATTATCGAGTTATATCTGGTAATGATGGAGGAAGAGATTCAAGTGACGTAATTGTACAAGCATTTTTAGATATTGAAAAAAATAAACAACTTTATAATGCTAATGCTGAAGATACTCAAGAAACAACATCAAAAGAATTACAAGATGTTAATAGAGATCCAAAAATTGCAGATACTATTGAAAAAGCAAATGTCCCTGATGATCAATCTAGAGGTGATAAGCCAATTGACGTATTTACAGAAGTACAGCCAATGAAGCCTGTTGAAGCATTCACGTATTTTTCACAAGAATTAGAGAAAAAAGGAAAAAATCTTAAATATCTTTTAATGGCTATGTTAAAATATCGTATGCTTTCTCTTAAAAATTTACCTGAAAATGCAAAAAATGTATTAAATCAAATTACGAAAAGTATAAATAATAAACAGGCGTTAGATATTTTGAAAAAAGCCGCAACTTCTAAGAAGTATATTTATCAGTGGGGCGGCATAACTCCTGAATTAGTAATAAAGGCTGAGCCTTATTTAAAATAAAATTATATGAAAATTAAAGAAGAACGCGAAGAGTTAAATAAAATGTTAAACAATTCGCCAAAAGCAATTAACAAAAATGTTCCAGAATCAGAGGATGCAATCCCAGGCCTACATGCAGAGCCAGTAACCGATGTAAATTTTGATGAATTAAAATTAAAATGCGAAGTAGATGCTCGCATTATGATCACTAATGCCATTTCATTTATTATTCCACAAGATATGATTGAAAATAATTCATATCTTCAAAATAAACTCGAAGTGGACGTGATATCTTTGGCCAGTATGATTTATCAATTACGAACCAATGAAGTAATGCAAAAAGCATTAATTGATCAAGTTAATTTGGGAATGGTAAACGCTCGTATGTTTGAGGTATTCTCAGGAATGTCAAAAACAATCGGAGAACTTAATAAGCAACTTATTCAAACAGTTGAAGCTATTAAAGAAACATATAAAACATTCCGTGAGGATGTTAAAGAAAAAAGAACAGAAGCTTTAGGACCATCATCTCAAGGCCCAACAGGAATGTTAACTACAGGCGATGGAAGTGTTGTTACACGAGGCACTAAAGAACTTATAAATAATGTTAAAAGAATTAAAAAACAAAACGGCGGAACAGAATATATTGATGAAGCTGAATTAATTCCTAACATTCCAATCGAACCAATTAATTAATTGTTATGGCGGGTCCTATAGTCTGGAATAGCATTCTTGTCCAACAAGCATTGGATAGACTTCGCATGGGAATGCAAGGTGATTTATCATGCTTTCATTCAGGCGATATTGAATTAAAGGCCGCCAATATTTTATATCAATTAACTCCTGACGAAATTGAAGAATTTCATAGATGCTCAGAAGACATAGTTTATTTTGTTGAAAAGTATTGTAGATTTCTTACAGACTCTGGAAGAAAAACTGTTAAACTTCGTGAATTCCAAAAGGTAATATTACGAGCATTAGCAAAAGAAGAATATAGCGAAAAATACGAGGAAATGCTTCCAGTTATTCGTAATCTTATTATGATGCAGAGTAGACAATCAGGAAAAACAACAACTATTGCTGCATTCTTTTCTTGGTATTTGTGTTTCCATAATGATAGAAACTTAGCTATTCTTGCTAACAAACAAGCAACTGCATTCGAAATTGTAAATAAAGTAACAGACGTATTCAAAGGGTTACCATTCTTCTTAAAGCCCGGTATTATTTCTGTAGGTTCAGGTGGTATGAGACTTGATAATGGATGTTTCCTTACATCACAAGCTACTACAAAAACAGCACAAATTGGTTTTACTATTCACGTTTTGTATGCGGACGAATTTGCACACATTCAACCTTTTATAGCAAGAGATTTCTGGAGATCAGTTTATCCTACTCTTGCATCATCTGAAATATCTCAATGTATTATTTCGTCTACACCAAACGGTGATGATAATGTATTTTATGAAATTTGGGAAAAAGCAGAAAAGAAACTTAACTCATTTATGTCAATACGAGTTGACTGGTGGGAAGTTCCGGGACATGACGAAGCTTGGAAACAAAAAATGATTAATGACTTTGGTGAAGATAACTTTGCTCAAGAATTTGGTCTTGATTTTAATAGAGCAGGTTCAAATCTTTTATTAAGTGGAAGTGATCTTCAATTTTTCAAAAGAATTGAAAGAGAATATGTTTATCACGATTTAGATAAATCAAAACTTGATGATCTACTTTATCGTAATTTACTTTGGCACCCAGATTTTGATCCAAATGCGAATTTTAATCAAAAAGAACATCGTTTTATTTTAAGCGTTGATACAGGAGAAGGAAAGGATGAAGAGGAGAAAAAAGATAATGATTATAATGTGTGTAGTGTATTTCAAGTAGTTCCTAAAAGTTTAGTTCAACTTAAGAAGCTTAGAAATGACGAGATGGTTATTAAGAATATGTTTAAGATAATGCAAGTTGGTTTGTATAGAGATAATATAAAGGATGAAGAAAATTGCGCTCAAGTCACACGAGCAATTGCGTTTGATCAATTTAGTCCTGAAATTACAAAAGTTATTATTGAAATGAATTTCAACGGCAAACATTTTTTAGATAAATTTTCACAACACGATAAATATGAAGAAGCTGTTGTTTTACATACACATCATACAAAACCTATCCCTGGAGAAAAAGCTCCAAGAAGAAAACCGGGATTCAAAGTTACCGCGGGTAATAAAGATTTTTATTGTAAATTAGGAAAAAAAATAGTTCATCAAAGAATATTAATTTTAAATGAAAAAGAAACAATAAAGGAATTTAAAGCATTCGGAAAAACAAAAGGTGGAAAATGGAAAGGAATAGGTTGTCATGATGATATTGCAATGAGCGTTATTGATGTTAGTCACTTATTTGAAGAGTCTGAATATCAGGATTGGCTTTTTGATTTTTTAGATGAAATGGAAGATTCTCCAACGAAAAAATTAATTAATGAATTGCTAGAAAAATATGTTGAATCAAGTGATGTAGATGACAGCGGGTTTAAAGCTTTATATGAAGATGTTCAGGAACAAAAACCTGAATATAATTATTCCCAAGCAATGAACAACTTAAATACACCGAGATATACGCCAAGTTCTACACTTGGAAACAATACGTACGGGTTGCCTTGGCGCAATGGATAATTTAGTATTTTCCGAAAGAGATATATAATAAAAAAGAGCATTATTCTTAGGAATATATAAAATAAATAGAATAAAAATAACTTAACAATATGGCAAGAATCGCATTAGATTTATCACAATTTAAGTCAGCCGGAGTTTATACTGTAGAAATTGATAACTCAGAACGTATAGTTGTAACAACTCAATCTCTAAGATTAGTTCCAGGATTTGCTGCGCAAGGTCCTTTTAATACACCTGTGTTCATCAGATCATCAAGAGATTTACAGAGATTTTATGGAGACGTTGATCTTAAATTAGAAAGAAAGGGTTCTTTCTTCCAAAGATCAATTTTAACATCTTTGTTAATGGCACCAGTATTTGCAATTAATTTAATTCAAACTGATAATAAACCTAATTCAGCTACAAAAGATGAAGTAGAATTCATAGGATTAGCGTTAAATTCAGCAGCAGTTGAAGATGTTTCAATATATAATGATGCTCCAAATGATTTATATGTTAATTTCTTTAATCGTCAAAGATTTTGGACTCCTGATCCTGAATATTTACAAGGTGTTGTAACTAACAAATATTTAAAATCAAGTGTTTTAGACGCTCCTTTATTCCAATTCGTTAACACAGGAACACAAAAATTATCATTTATAGTTAGAAAAGCACAAGGATTAAATCAATACAGTGTTTTTGCACGCGATTGGTATGGTGCTGACTCAAATATTCCGTATGAATGGATTCGTCCTTATGATTACATGAAAGACTTTTTTGTACAAATAATTGCAGTTGAAGGTGATTGGACAAATTATATCACTTTATCAACAGATCCATATTATTCACAATTTTTTAGTACAAATGGTATTCTTCCAAAC